GGTACTGAAAATGTTGCTGGTATTGTTGGTTTAGCTAAAGCAGTAGAATTAGCATATAATGAATTAGATGTTAATCAAATAAAAATATCAAAGTTACGTTCATATTTAATTAACCATATTAATAATGTTAGTAGTGGTGAAGGTAATATTATAAATATCACATTTAATCATTTAAATGCACAAACAGCAGTTCAAATTTTTGACCAAATGGGTGTTGCAATTTCAGCTGGTAGTGCTTGTAATTCTGGTAGTGATAAACCATCAAAAGCATTACTATATTATGGCAAAACCCCTGAGGAAGCATTAAAAACAATAAGGGTATCACTTGGTAAACAAAATACATTACATGAAATCAAAAGATTTGTCAAAATTTTTAAGAAAATAGTTGACAAGTATGATAGGGAATAGTATACTCTTATTAGAATTGAGCATAGGGTAGAGAAGGAGGAGCTTGGTTCTAGAAGAAAGGATATAATAACAGTATAACTAATAAATTTAGTAAAAATTAATATTAAAGAATTGATATTACAAGAATTATTAAGCTAAAAGAAAATTAGTAATTATCTGTAAAAAATCCTAAAAAAAATAAATTATTAAGATTTGATTTTTGCTATTCTTAGTAATTAAAATGTCTCATTGTTTTTAGATAAATTAAAGAACGTTTGTTTTGATAAAAGATAATGGTGATATAGAACAATTTTTAAGCAAAAAGTTAGTAAAGTCATATTATATTCCTATAAGTAGAAGGATACGTTGGAGAATATGATTTTAGAAAATATACGAAGAAGGAGGAGGAAAGAATGCAATTTCAATCAAGAAAAGCACAAAAACGTCAATTAGCAGTAAAAGTTTTACTATCAGGTTCAAGTGGAAGTGGTAAAACATATAGTGCATTAACATTGGCAACTGGTATTGTAAATAAAGCTGGGGGAGATATTTATTTAATTAATACTGAAGGTGACCGTGGGGAAATGTATGGTAGTAGATTTAACTATAATATTGTTGATTTACCAGAACCTCGTTCACCAGAAAATTATATTGAAGCAATCAATTATTGTATTAAACAAGGTGCTTCAGTAATCATTATTGATAGTTTATCTCATGAGTGGAACTACCTAAATGAACAAGTTAATAATATGCCTGGTAATAGTTTTAACAATTGGGGAAAACAAAAACCAAGACATAGAAAATTAACAGACTTTATTGTAGAATCTAAGGTTCATATCATTGCTACAGGTAGAGGAAAAGATGAATATGTAATGGAGACAAATAGTCAAGGAAAAACAACTCCTAAAAAGATGGGTGTTGGTGTTCAACAAGAAAAAGATACTGAATATGAGTATATGGTTACATTAAATATATCTCAAGATACTCACACTTTTTCTACTATGAAGGACAATACAGGTTTATTTGATGGTAGATATGATTTAATCACTGAAAAAGATGGTGAAGCCTTATATGACTGGGCTAATTCAGGTGAGGAACCAGTATTTAATATTTCAAAAGCACAAAATGATATTATTGCTTTAGCTACTGAGTTAGGTGGAAGTAAAGACCTAGAGGTTAAAAAGGCAACAATGGACATTTTGGGAGAAGCAAATCCTAAAAATTGTAATGATGAGTTATTATTAAAACAATCATTAAATGCATTAAACATATTAAAAAAGAGCAGAGGAGAAAATAAATAATGAGAGTAAAAATCACAGATAGATGTAAAATTTGGGAAATTAATGATAAACAAGGGACAGCTGAAATTAAATTTTCATGTAGTCGTAAAATAAAAGAAGATAGTAGTTACGACCAAACTCTAGTTGAACATGGTATAGCAAAAAATGGTTATGTTGCAACATATTTTTCTTTTGTAAGATTTGTTGGTCATGCATATAATCAACTAAAGAAGATAGAATTAGGAGATACAATTACAAATTTAGATGCAACTATTGAATATGAACCATATTGGAATGCTAATGATAATTACATTGCATATCCTAAAAATCCAAAGATTACAGTTTTTGAATTTGAGGTTTACAATCCAGAAAATCAAGAATATTCACAAACTAGAAATCTAGACAAGGCTCCAGTAGTTGCTGAAAGTGCACCACAAGTAGCACCAGTACAAACACCTATTGTACCAGTTCAACCTGTTACTTCAATGCAACCAGTAGCAGATACATCTATGGCAGATGATGAATGCCCATTCTAATATTTAACTAATTTATTTTAGAAACAATAAAAAATTAGAAAGGTGGCAAGAGTATTATGTTAATTCCAGCAGAAAAAATTAATATGGCGAAAGCCAAATATGATGGTCAAGCTATAGCTGAAATAGTTAGACATTTTGGTTTAGAAGACTCATATAATGATAAAGATAAAAGTTGCTCTTGTCCTTGGCATAGAGATAGGACTCCATCGTTCTTATGGAACGAAAAAACTAATTGCTTCCATTGCTTTGCCAAAGAAACTGAAGTTATTACTAAAAAAGGTATATGTCAGATAGGTGACATTGTTGGTCAAAAAGTTGAGATAATTAACGGAAATGGCCAATGGGAAAAGGTAATTTTTAAGAGTTATGGTATACAATCATTATTAAAATTAAACTTAACTAGTAATGGTGTTAAAAAGACAATCTATGCAACACCAGAACATGAGTGGATTGTTCAAGGAAAACAACATAAAGTACAAACAAAAGATTTAAAACAAGGCTATCGTTTGGAGCGTATGTGGCATAAAAATTTTAATAATATTACTCCTGATTTAGGATATATGGTTGAAAGTGTGGAAATAACTGATAGAATTGAAGAAGTATATTGTTGTGTAACATCAACACACTCATTTGTGTTAAAAGATTTTATATTAACAGGCAACTGTTTTTCCTGTGGTAGAAATTTTGGTATTATAGATTTATATTTAGAACAAGGTATGACATATTTAGAAGCAGTTGAAAAATTGTTTAAACAAGTAGATATGGACTATAGTTTTAATCAGAAGGGGGTTCTTACATCTCCTTCTTACAACTATCCACATCATGAACATTCTGATAGAACAAAAGTTGAACAATATTTACAAACTAGAAAAATTAGTTTAAAGACTATGGACTATGCAGACGTACAAAGTGATAAAAATGGTAATGTTGTATTTCATTATTATGATAGTAATGATGTGCTAATGACAGTCAAATATCGTTTAGGGCGTAAATTTGAAAAAGGCATTGATAAGGTTAAATGTTGGTCTCAAGTTGGAGCTGATTTTAGCCCATTGCTATTTAATATGAACAGAACAGACCCAGCTCAACCTTTAGTAATTACTGAGGGGGAAATAGATACATTATCAGTAATAGAGTCAGGATATAAGAATGTTGTTTCTATTCCTAATGGATGTGCAAATATGAAATGGATAGAATATAACTATGAATGGTTAGAACAATTTGATAAAATTATATTATGGTTTGATAATGATGAGCCAGGCATTAAAGCAAGAAATGATGCAATATATCGTTTAGGGACTTGGCGAACTTATTATATAGAAATTGGTGCTGATGATTTAACTCCAAATGGAGCAAAAATCAAAGATGCTAATCAATTATTATATTTCAAAGGTGCTGATAGAGTATTATCATATATCAATAAACCATTTGAAGTTCCAGTTGAAAACGTAACAGACCTATCTAAGGCTGAAGACTTTAATATTGAACAAGCAGAAGGTTTATATACTGGTATTAAAGAGTTAGATGACAAAATTTATAAGCTAACTTTTGGGACATTAAATATCATCACTGGTAAGAGTGGTGAAGGTAAATCTGTATTTGTTAATCAGGTTGCTATATGTCAAGCCTTACAACAAGGTTATGAAGTATTTTGTTTTAGTGGTGAACTACCAGCACCAATTTTAAGGAATTGGGTTGAAACAAATATGATTGGTCGAGATAACATTACAATGCAAGATGGACACGTTCGTATATTAAACTCTGAACAGCGTAAATTAATGCAAAATTGGTATAGTGGTAAGGTATTAGTATATGATGATGGTTATAATGTTACAGCAACTGCATTACTAAATAAAATGGAAGAATTGGCACGTAAATGTGGTACAAAGGTATTTTTAATAGACAACCTTATGATGGTTGATTTGGAGTGTAATGAAGAAGGTAGATTACAAGCAGAAAAAGAGTTTGTTAATAAATTAATTTTTTTTGCTAAGAAATATAATGTATTAGTCTTCTTAGTAGCACACCCTCGTAAAACAGGTGAAATTAGAGTAACAAAAGAAGATATTGCTGGTAGTGGTAATATTGTTAATTTGGCTCATATGGTATTTAGTGTACATAGATATACTGATAGAGAGAAAGAGGGAGAAACAAATACTAAAAATCAATTTATTAAAGGTAAGGAACCAATACCATTTGATTCTTGCATAGAAGTACTAAAAAATCGTATTACAGGAATATTACCTTTAGTTAATTTATATTTTGATTATCCTAGTTATCGTTTTTACCAAACACCTAATGAACTATGGCTTAGATATGGATGGAATAAGGATAATTCTCCAATTAGAACAGATGACCCTAATCCACATGCAGTTGCAGTAAAGGAGGTTAGTCCATTTGATGAATGATAAGATACAACTTATAAAAGAAAAATTAAAAGTGTTTGATAAGTTTCATTTTGAAGAAGAACCTCATATTTATTGGTGGTTAGATAAGGATGGTAATAGAAAACAGGCAACAATATCTATGACCGCCCTTATTCATGACCACTCACAACCATTTGATGCAGAAAAAATTGCACCATTTACAGCAAAAAAAATGGGTTTACCTGTTCAAGAAGTACTAGATATGTGGGAATTTAGTAATACACTCTCTAAAGTAAAAGGTACACACATCCATGCATACAATGAGTACATGTGGCAAAATAAAACATATATGTATCCAAAGGATAAGATAATCGAACAGTTTGGCACTGATGTTTTAGAATCTTTATGGCCTAAGTTGACAAAAATTGCAGACAAATTTTATGAAGACTATCATGATAGAATTATACCAATTGGTTTAGAGTTAGTTGTTGGGGATGAGGATTTAGGAGTTTGTGGAAGTATAGATTTCTTAGCATATTCTAAAAAACTAAACTCTTTAATTATAATTGATTATAAATCTAACAAAGAAATTAAACTTAAACCTTATAAAGACCAAAAGATGACTGGTTGTTTATCACATTTAGATGATTGTAATTATATTCATTATAGTTTACAACTTAATGGTTATC